AAATTAAAATTATTATCAATAAATTCTTGCAGTGAAGGATACTTCATTTTGATAACAATGTTATCATCCACTTTAATTTCTGATGTATGTCCTTCAGGGATTACAACTTCAATCTCATCAATATTCACCTTTACATCTACTTGTGTTTGATTGTCATCTGGACAAGTAACAATCAAATCTACAGATTCACCTACAGACTTTGCTCTAATATTTAAAAACAAATACTCAATATCAAAACTAGGAAGAGAATCTATCTTAATTCCTCTAGTCAAGATGCACTCTTTAAGAGTATTTTTTACTGCACTAGTAATTTCTTTGGTATCATTACTCTCCATAGCAAGGATAAGAATTTTTTCTTCTCCAACTAGGAAAGGTCTATATTTAACTGTCTTTTTATTTGAAGGTAGAATCAACTCATAGGTTGGAGTTGCAACTTTTGGTAAAGGCATTTTGAAATATAAAATTCAGATATGATTATTTATTCAATGCCAGACCACCTCTCAATGGGACCTTGATTTCTTCCTACCAATGGAAGACCTGCCTCAACTCTTCTATCTCTAAATCTTGAAGATGGAATGCTTGCCTTAGAGGTTCCTGATATTGGAACATTATTTGGTTTTGGATCTTTTCCTGGTCCAACTACAGTGCCAGTTCCATCATCATCAGTTCCAAATGAGTCAGTTACTCTCTTAAAATTATAAACATCATAATTAAATGTAACAGTGGTTCTTAATACATTAGATCCTTCATAAGAAACTGGAACAGATATTAAATTAATTGGGTATGCATTTCTCAATGTATATTCAACATAAGTTTTTGGGGGACCATAAACTCCATCCTTAGCAAGTTTATTTGCATCATCTCTAAACAATCTTTCAAATTTAGTAATAATCATGTCTACCTCA